CCCAATCGCACTGGTTCCGTTTCCGTACAAAACGCCGTTCGCGGTAAACGTGCCAGCGCCCGTGCCACCTTGCGACACACTCAGGTCGGTCGTCAGCCCAGTCAGCGAAGTGATGTCGCTGTTCGCGCCGGATGCAGCGGCACCAAGATTAGACCGCGCAGTAGCTGCGTCAGACGCACCCGTGCCTCCGTCTGCTACGGCAATGTCAGTCGTCAGTCCGCCCAGCGATGTGATGTCGGTGTTAGCACCGGAGGCCGCTGCGCCGAGGTTTGTACGGGCCGCACTAGCTGTGCTGGCCCCCGTGCCGCCGTCGGCTACTGCAATGTCGGTGGTAAGACCGCCGAGAGACGTAATGTCGGTGTTGGCACCCGAAGCTGCGGCACCAAGGTTGGTGAGTGCTCCGCTGGAGGTCGTTGAACCTGTACCACCGTTGACTACCGCTACTGTACCCGTAACCTCTCCACCGTCTACCTGTCCCCACACTGGATCAGTGCCGTTGGACTTCAGAACATAGTTGTTCGAGCCTATGGCAAGTTTGTCCAAGGTTGTGATACCGCGAGTGATCAAATCACCGCGAGTGTCGGTGGGGTCAAGGGCGGCTCCAAGGTTGTTACGAGCATCGTCTGCCGTAACTGCGCCTGTACCGCCAGACGTGATGGGAACGGTGTCTAGGCTTACCGTAACCGCTCCTGTAGCCTGGTTGACCGCAACGGGGGACGTGGCTGACATAGAAGCCACACCGGCCAGTGCAGAGGCCAAGGTTGACTTACGAACTTTATTTGTCGTTCCTGCGCTGACATCTACAATCGGCAGAACGTCGTCGTCCGACAAGTCAATTTCTGTCAGTTCTGTTAGCTCTGTAATTTTTTTGTTTGAGGCCATTGTTTAGCTCTCCACCCAATCGATAAATATCGTAGCAGTTCCAGATGTACAAACAGCGGCAATCTTCTCACCGTCCCCGGCACCTAGAGAGGAATCTGGACGAACTATCACGTAGTCGTGGTCACCCTGGTGAATAAAACTAGAAGACCCGTCTGTAGTGGCTGTGGGGTTGTTGCCTATCTTAAAAAAGTTCAGTGGTGAACCAGAGGTGCCGTGAGCAGTGATATGAGCTATGTTGCACCCAAACGGACAGGTTCCTGACTGTGCAGAAGTAGCAGTAACACTGACTTGTTCACTGGAGTTAATTCGATGTGCGTGAGGATGCTGACGAGCCATTACTAGCCCTCCAGCCAAGTCACGTTAACTGTGGCCGTGCCGATAGAAGCAATCTTTTCTCCGTCTGTTCCGCCTACTGAGCTAGCTGGCTTTACGACAAAGTAAGAAGCATCTGCAGGTTCAATCAGAGTACCTGCTGCGGTGGCCGTGGGGTTTGGGCCAATCACGATGTTAACGTTGGCAGAAGTTGCAATTCGAGCAATCGTGGCTCCAAAGGGAGCAGGGCCGCTCTGCGCGCTGGTTCCTGTTGATGTAATGTTCTCGCTGGAGATGATTCGAGAAGCAATGTTGTTTTGATATGCCATTTTAATTTCCTATGCCTTTACGTTTTCGCCCGAAGCCATTTCAAAGCCGAGTTCGATACCCTTCAGCTTCAACTCTTCTTGCTTGATAGCAATGTTGTATTCCGTCTCTACACGGTCTAGTTCAAGTTTAGCCGCCTTTAGTTCAAGCTCCTTGGCCTTGATCTCTGCTTCCATCTGAGAAGCCTGAGCTTCCATGATGAGAGCTTGGCTTTGTGCCTGAACAGCTTGTTCCTGCATGTTTGGTTCAGTGCGCGGAGGCGGTGGAGGAGTTACCAGAGCATCAATGTTGTTGATGCCCATCTCCTTGCCAATCTGTCGAACAAGGTTGTAGATGTTGTCAGGAGAGACAATGCCCTCTGTCTGCGTAGCCACTTTCTCGATAAACTGAGAGAACGTTGCCAGATTGGCCATACGGTTGTTCTGGTCTCCGTAGCCGATGCCAACCTTAATATCTACGTCGAGGTCTTCGCGCCAGCTTGCAGGGTCAATTTCCTGATAGGTGTTGTTGATACGTACAATCTTTTTACGGTCTTCGTAACGCTGAATAAGGTTGTAGATCGACTTGAACATATTGCGAACGCCGGTCTCTGCAAACACCCGCGCAATCAGTTCTAGGCGACCCTGGGCGTTTGTAAGAGCACCCTGCACGGCACCCTGCGTTACGTGGCTCTTCAGAACGTCTGCCGAAAGACCCTGCGTCTGCGGGTTAACACCTGTGCGTCCGGTCTTGATACCTTCCCAATACTCAAGCATCTGGAAGGCCGCTGGCTGCAGGGCCGGTGTGGTGATCGGCTGCAGCGCGTTAGGACCGCGAGTACGGACAATACCGCCCGGACGGTTGGTCAATAGGTCATCAATGTTGACCTGTCCTTCGACAACCTGGAACCGACCGTTGTTTGCCAGATACATATTGTCCAGCAGGTTACGGGTCAGGGTAGAGCGAATAAGCTGAATATCCTCTACAGTCTCTGCCACCGAAAGGCCAAAGAACTTGTGAGGAATCGGGATTGGACAGACAGAGCTAAAAGGAATATAGTCGATAGGCTCACAGTCTAGGATAGTATTGCCCGAGTGTGTAATTTTGTGGAGTACACTAATCCCGTCTTCTTCCATGTCCAAGCGAGTATACGATTCAAAAATCTGAACTCGAACTTCTGAGTCTTCTGCGGCTTGGTTTGGGTAGGTGTTGGTGGAGTCATACGAGTGACGCGCCATGTACTCTTGGCTCGTGGTGATGTCGTCTGCTCCGGCTGAGTAAGCTGGGAGATCGTACACCATCTCTTCGTCGTAACCCATGCGGATAAGGTCGTTACGGGTCTTGTGAGAGCGGTGGCAGATAAACCTAGCGTCTTCGATAGACTTGGCACCTGCGTTAATCAGAAACTCTTCAGGCGGCACGTTTTCGATTGTTACTTTGCCGTTAAAGACTGTACGGGTAAACACAGCGTCGTGGAAAATGTCCTCGACAACTACCTGCTCCCCGGTCATGGGGTCAATGGCAGCGCGTTCTACAATTGTCTCTGTGTGTTCCTGAAGCTCTAGCTCGTCGTCGTTCAGCAGAGCCTGGTACTCAGACTGAGTCAGGTTCTCGTATTCTTCGGTGGTAGTATCTTCGATCTCTTCCCAGTAGTGCTTAACGATGCCAACCTTCTGCATCAGCGCGTCTAGGAACATATTGTAGAGCACCATGAAACCGTCGTTCTGCTTGTAGAACACATGGTTTACATAGTTGGTAGCCTGTTCAGCCACCGCCACGTCGTCGGGACTTTCTGGTACAAACTCTACTACGTTTTCACCGGCTGTGAAGATACGCATCAGGGACGGCATCATCCACATGAGGGTGTCTTGAACATCGGTGACAACTACCTGAGAACGTCCGTCCTCTTCGTTGCCAAAAGGTTCACCATAGAAGTACTCCATGGATTTTTCACGCTGAGAGCTAATCTCAGAGTCGTAATAAGTAGAACTCCCGTTGATCTCTGTGTCAACGAGGGCGATGATCTCATTATCGTCTAGGTAAGTCGCCATGCTCAGGACTTCTTCTTTTTCTTCTTGGGAAAGCCTTTTTTCATATTATCGTAGGCTTTAGGAGAGATCGTGCTATTTTTCTTGCTCCGGGAGATACCTTTGCGCTTCCGTTTGTTGATGTTCGCGTAGAGACCTTGCTTTGCCATGTTTACGCCTTCCCTTTGCCTTTGCGTTTTTGACCATATCCGCTGGCATACGCTGCTCTAGCTTGACGTTCTGCCCCTGCGCGAGTTTTGTAGAGCTTGCCTTTACTTCCCCAACGATACCCACCTTTGACCTTTCTAACTGGCATTAGTCACCATACACTCGTTTGCGAATTTTACGGCGGTCTTCCTTTAATTTTGCCTTAGCAGCTTTGTTGACAAGGCGTTCGTCCGAATCAAACACACCAGAAACATCGCGCATAAAGCCTCTAGGAAAACCACTGAGATAGTCTCTAGCCGCTTCTTCCATGCTTTTATTCATCTCATTCATGCGTTTTTCTTCGTCTTTTAGACGTTTTCCAGACTTAGAAAAAATTTTTAACGGTTTATCGTTTGGCATATCAGACAATTCCCGGTGAATTATATTGAATCTTGGAGTCAAAGTTGTACTTACGGTACACTGTTTTG